AGCACCGGAAGCCGAGGAGCCTGAAAAGGAAGAACCGAAGCCGAAGCGGACGACGACACGGAGAAAAAAGATCAGCGAGTAAAGGGGGAAGAACAGAATGACCACAGAAAAAAAAGTCGCAATGCTTCGATCCATGATGGGCGGAGACGATGAGGACAGTGGCGTTCTGGAAGTCTACCTTGAACTTGCCGGTAACAAGATACTCAACCGCATGTATCCATACAAGGAGAACTTTGACGGCATGGACGTGCCGGATAAGTATGTCATGCTTCAGCTGAAGATAAGTTGCTACATGCTTGGAAAGCGTGGCGCCGAAGGCGAAATTCAGCACATAGAAAACGGAATCCACCGCAATTACGGCGACGCGGACATTCCGGAAAGTATGCTGAGTGACATTATTCCCTTCGCACAGGCGATCAGATAAGGCGGTGATCGCATGAGACTTCTTTACCGGAACACGACGGAATTTGAGTATCTGCCACCCAATGGTACGGAAACAGACCTGAACGGCGACGGCGAACATACTGGCATATTCAAACCTGTTTACGGCGATCCCGTGATTTACAGGGGGAATATATCCTCGCCAAGCGGTCATACCACGCAGCAGTTTTACGGAGAAGATATCCGTTACACGCACACGCTTGTTATGGACGATCCGAACGCAGAGATTGAAGAACGTGGGAAGATTTGCTGGAAGGGACACCAGTATGAAGTGACGGCGGTAAGACCGAGCCTGAACGTATTAAGCGTAGCACTGCGCAGAATGACGGACATTGACGAATCGGAAGGACCGGAAGAGCCTGAAGATGAAGAAGAGCCTGAAGATGAAGGTGAAGGCGAATGAGCAGAGTCTTGCAGACGATTACATTCGACCTTACGCCTGCATCTATCAACAGAGCGATCCGTGAAATTAACCGATTCAGCAGGCAGTTAGAGCGTTGGGCAGATGACCTTGTAAGGAAACTTCTGGAAGACGGCGTTACAGTAGCGAAGATGAATGTCATGCGCATGAACGCCGTGTATACGGGACAGTTGGAAGAAAGCATCCAAGGCGTGTTCTTCCCTGAAGAAAAGATGGGCGTGATCTTTACGGATGCGCCACATGCACTGTTCGTAGAATACGGAACTGGATTCGTAGGGGACGGAACAAACGTTGAACCGCTTCCGGAAGGATACGTACACGATTACAACAATCACGGACCTGCAGGATGGGTATATTACCTTGCAACAGACAGGGTAAACCAGTTCCGGTGGACGGCTGGTATGGTAGCAAGACCATACATGTATGAAACACTTCGGTGGCTTCAGGCAAACGTAGGACAGATTGCTGAAAGTACTTTCGGAAAGTAACAGGAGGTGAAAGCAGATGAACGATTATGAAGTGAAAATCTTCAATGAAGTTCACCCGATTGCATCTCCGCTGTGCGCAAAGAAAAGATTTGTCAGCACACCGATTCTGGACTACACCAACCTTCCAGCGGCGTCCCTGTATGAAATGGACAACCGGACTGTGACAGGCTTGCAAAGTTCCACGCCGGTCGAAAACTTCTCGCTGATTACGTATCAGCTGGACGTGGTGGCAAAAACAAAGGACAAGTGCCGTGCAATCTTCAAAGCCATTGACGAAAAGATGATCTCGTTGAACTTCAACAGGATCAGCGGACAGTACGTAACGTACCCGCAGGATCCGGAGATCGTCCGATACGTTGCAAGGTATGAAGCGGTTGTAGACACGGACGGTCAATTGTACCGCAGATAAGAAGTAACTAAATATCTGCATAGACGCATGATTGCGAGTTTGGATCATATCCACGCTTTCATGCGTTTTTTGAACCGATTTTTTGTGAAAGGAGATTAAGAACATGCCGGATCTGAAAGGTATTTCCACTTATCAAACCTACCTGATGTACCGCTCGTCCTCGACGAACAGTTTTGCGAAGCTGATCGACATTACGTCCTTCCCGGACCTGATTCCCCCGAAGGATCGTATCGACATTACTTCACTGTCCGACTACATGAGGGTTTACATCCAGGGCGTAGGTGACACGAGTGAGTTTAGTTTCGGCGCCAATTACACGCCGGACAACTACTCCACGATTGTTAATCTGGAGGGTCACCAGTACGAGTATGCCGTATGGTTCGGTGCTACCGGCACGGCCGGTAGCGAAGTTCCTGACGGACACAACGGCACCTTCACCTGGACCGGTGAAATTTCTGCCGGTGTTTCCGGTGGCGGCGTCAACGAAGCGGTTGGCATGACTATCAACTGCACCCCGAGTACGGTTGTTGTGTTTGCTCAGAGTCCGTCCTGATGAATCAACGGGGGAGGGGATTCTCCTCTCCCCCTTGATATTCCTGCAAAGGAGAAACAAACATGCCAAATAAAAAGATTGTGCCTGTGAATCAGGCGAGAAAGGAAGGCAAGCCGATGGCTGCGGAAAACAAGGAATTCACAAAACTGGTTATCAAAGACAAGGAAGGCAACCGCTACGAACTGGAGTTCAACGCGCGTGTTGTGAAAAACATGGAGCGTCGGGGGTTCAAGATTGATACAGACTACCCCGTGACGATGATCGACGATCTGTTCCTGGGAGCGTTTCAGATGCACCACAAGGGCATTACCCCTGAACGGGCCAAAGATATCTGGAAGTTCCAGAAAGGCAAGGACGAACTGCTTGGCATCCTCACCAAGCTGTATATGAAACCGCTTGAGGACATGATGGCAGAGGATGCCGCTGAAGAAGACGACGGCAACCCTACATGGGAGACGATCTGACGGAGGATCAAAAATCCACGCAGACGTCATCCCGTTCGTATGGAGATATATTTGACGAACTTTTTCCGCATTATTTGGTCATGGGAATGACGCCAGAGCAATACTGGGACGGCGAAAGCTGGCTGAAACCAGCGTATCGGAAAGCGTACAGGATGCGCATTGAAAACGAGGAACGCGTTGCAGACATGCATAACTGGCAAATGGGTAATTACCTGATCAGAGCATTGCAGGCGGTCCCGTTGCTTGTTGCCGGATTGAACGTAAAGCGAGGAACCAATCTTCCAAACTATCCGGATAAGCCATTCATGATCGAAGCAGAAGAACGGAAGCAGGAAGAAGTTCGCAGGCAGAAACAGGAAGACCAGCAGAAACTCGCCATGGCACTTTTCCAGCAGTTTACAACGAAGTTCAACAAGAACATCATGAAACGGCTGGAAAAGGAAAAAGAAAAGGCGGGGGGGACTGGGCAGTAAGAATACGGGCGCGTCAGCGAGGAGGACAAGACCATGGCAGAAGTAGGCATTCTGAATTTAAAAATTACAAGCGACACTTCGGAGGCTGAAAGTGGTCTTAACCGACTTACTGACGCGCTTTCGCGTGTTAAGGAGGCCGTTCAGGGCGCGCAGCTTAATAATGTTGCTTCGCAGATAAGAAGACTTGTAAAAACCATCAACGAAGATGTTAATGGCACTACGTTGATGAAACTGCGTATGTTGGCAGAGTCTTTAAGCAAACTTCAGGGTTTGGGCGACATAAGCATTAATCTGCGAAATTCAAACCAACTTGCAAAAGCAGTTGAATCGGTTGACAGGGCATTGCAGGGGATTCAGCGCGTTCCGAAGGATGGGATGGGAAACGGCTTTGCACAGGCAGACGAAAGAATTCAGGAAGTAAATGGCGATCTGCATGACATGGGGATGACCATGCAGGAGCTTGATAATATAGTTCACAATACAAATTGGGCTGCACAGTTTGATCCGTCAAAACTTCCGATTGAAGCACTCGGAATGAAAATGGATTCAGCGTCACAAGAAATGTATAAATATGGTGATGCTGTCAAGGATTCGTTTGAAATTGTGAAGAGCATGATGCCGGAAGATATAGCGAAAAAATATGATGAAGTAATCGGCAAATTACAGGGCGTAAGCGAAGCAAAGGAAAACCTTGCAGGTGATAATGGCAATGTTCAAATTTTTTCCAGCATTGAAGAAGCGGCAGAACGTCTTGGAATTACGGTTGAAGAAGTAAAGGAAAAACTGCAAAGTACGCTTCACATGGTATATGGGATTCCAAGTGAAAATGTATACTCTTCATTGGAAGAAGCTGCGCAACGTATGGGAATTACGTTGGAAGAAGCGAGAAGAAAGGTTGTAAATATCCAAAGCACATTACAGAATGGTGCAAATACAAATCTGTTTGATAATGGAACTGATGCGGCAAATAGAATGGATGCTGCTGCTGATAGACTTCAGGCAAAGATAGAACAGATCGTCAATACATTTAGGGACTCTTCACCAAGAATTAAACAAGCCATTGCAGATATTTATGGATTGGACGTTTCCATATTTGACCGTCAAAGTGTTCAGAGCATGACCGGCATTGCGGAAGGTGCAGAAACTGCCGCTCCTGCGATGCAGACATTGCAGTCCGCAATGGACGAAGCAAAGGCAGAATCCGAAGGTCTTAATGATAACTTAAAAGACGTTGACGATGAACTGAAGAAAAAGAAAGAAGATGCGGACGATGCCTGTTCTGCATTTGACAGATTAAAAGAAGGAATGAGTAATCTTGTTCCGGCGCTGGGGGCTTTGTGGAGCAGGCTTAAATCAATTTTGTTAAGGCGTGTTATCACAGCTGCCCTTCGCAGCATTTGGAAAGGTCTTAAAGAAGGCGTAAATAACGTCCGTGAATACAGCAAGGCGGTCGGAACGAGTTTTGCACCCGCAATGCAGTCTGCTTCGGACGCATTGTTTAAAATGCAAAACTCCATAGGTGCGGCGTTGACACCGTTGCTTGAAGCATTGATACCGATTCTCCAAACAATTGTAAGTTGGGTGATTACGGCGGTTAACTGGATTAATCAGTTGTTTGCACTTTTAAGCGGAAAGACGCAGTGGACACATGCGATTGATGCTTCTTCAGAATCTCTTGACAATGTGGCAAATTCGGCTGGCGGCGCTTCAAAGGCTGTAAAAGATTTGCTTGCCGACTGGGACGAACTGAACATTATTCAGAGCGAATCTGGTGGTGGCGGCGGTGGCGGAAGCAAAAAAAGTACGCCTGATTATGCCAGTATGTTTGAAGAACTTACTGATTTCGATGAAAAAATAAAGAAACTTGTAGAAGGTATCAAAAAAGAATTTGGAAGTGTTTGGAATCTTGTAAAAGAAATTGGTGCTGTCATACTTGGTTGGCGCGTTGCTGCTGCATTTGCCGGAACGATTGGAATACTTGGTGCGATTGTTGGCGGTGTAGCAACAATTGATATCGTATTCAAACTTTCAAAAATGTTTACAAGCAATTATCTTGAAACCGGAGATATAGGATGGATGATTGCAGATATTCTTGAAACAAGCCTTGGCGGATTTATTACAAGTCGAATTCTTGGTCAGGTTCTTTCCGCAGGTGCAGCAACACTTGGAATTCCGCTCACATTTTTTATCAGCGCAGGTGCTACGATTATTGCGAACATTGAACATACAGATGTTAGCGCACTTTCGGAAAGATCGCTTGTATCCGCTGTTGTTGCCGCTATTGAAGGAGGTGTCGCAGGCGCATACATGGCGCATCTTGTAGGCGGCACGGTGGGGGCATCACTTGTAGAGGGTGCAGTTGTATCTCTTGCAACATTTGGTGTTGCTATTTCGCTGAAGGCGGACGCTGCTGTTACTGCTGATGACATTGCGCCTGAAACGATTGGTGCGAAAATATTGAGCATTGCGGCGCTTGGAATAGCAGGCGGAACGGTTGGTGCAATGTACGGAAGCACGGCAGCTGCTATTGGAATGGGGATGCTCTTTGCCGGTCTGCCGATTGTAACCCTTGGCGTATCTGTTGGAATTAATGCCATTAACGAAACGGTAGACGGAAGCGGAATCACAAAATCCGTGATAACCAAAAACCTTATTGCTGGTGGCATTGTTGGAGCTGGTCTTGCGTTACAAGCCGGTGCGCTTGCCGGAGGATATGCAGCGATGATTGTTGGTCCGACCGGTGCAGCTATTACCATTGCGGCATTGTTCGCCATTGAAGCAATTATATCCGAACAGGCTTCCCTTGTTGAATGGGGCGGATATGAAGCAACAAAGGAAGAAATAGAAGCGTATGTAAATTCCAAACTGATAAAGGATCCGCCGCAGATCACAATCGGTCTTATTGATGCAACGCTTTCGGATGTAGAAGTCAGCAAGAAAAACCTTGAAAAGCAGATTGAACAGACCATGGGTACATTCTATTCCGTACGCCTTGGTATTAAAGAAGATTCTATTGATACGATTAAAGAAGATGTAAACTCGCTGATTTCCACTTTCAACGAGACTGCAGACGCAGAACAGAAGAGCCTTGAAGTTGCTGTTTCCCTTGTTCCTGCAACAAATAAAGAAGGAGAAAATATTGGTGATGATATTGCAAAATCTTCCAGTGAAAGATGGGACGATTTAAAGCAGATAATGTCAGACAAAGGTGCTGAATTAGTACAGGCATATAGTGATGCATATAATAAAGAACTTGATGAAAAAACAAGGCAGCAGGCATTGGATAGTGTTGAAAAGATATCCAATATGCTTATTCAGGTGGCAACTGCTGTGGCAAATGGTCAAGCAAAAGCAAAGGCAATGAACATTATTAATATGCAACTTACCGATCTGTCACAGGCAAGCCTCGACTCGTTGTTTGAAACATTTAACCAGCAGAAAGAAGAACTTGTAGCAACGCTTACAAAGGCACGGGAAGAATCCGCAGAAGGTCTTCTCGCACAGCATTATGCATTTGCTGAACTTGCTGAATATGCATTAAAAGAATCTGGCGGAGACGTCACAAATGAAACATATAAGCACTACAAAGAGCAAGCAGATAAAGCAATGGAAGACTACAAGGCTTATCTTGCAAATCTTAAACAAGACGTTGAGGATGCTGTGAATGCAACATTTGTTGATGTGGATGAACAAGGTAAGATTGGCGAATATCTTGCTTCTATTATTAAAACTGGAGTTATCAATAAGGAAAGCATAGGCAATCTGGAACAGATTAAGCAAACAGGACTTGATTATCGTAAACAGATTTATAAACAATTGTTTGCGGACAATGGTTCTGAAGTTTCTGATGCACAGGGAACCGTAAGAATGTGGTTGCAGAAATTGATTTCAAACGCTTACGGGCAGAATGCGCATACAATAAATAATGCGATTGACCTTGGATTCTTGAATTACGGCGATGTAATTGATAAGGCTGTTATTGATCAACTTGCTGACACGATTGGAATTAGCAGTGCAACTCCAGAAGTGCAAAAGGCATGGAACGACATGATTGCATCCATGTTTAAGATTGATCCGAAAGAACAGGAATCTGAAGCTGCAAATTCTGCGAAAGCTGCTGCAGAAAGTGCAACAAGTGCGGCTGCTAATGCAGCGAAAGATACTGTGAATAAAGCAAAGCATGCTGCACTGTCTGAAGTAACAGAGATTCAATTTGAAGAAAAAACCAAGAATGCGAAACCTTCTGAAGAGGTTCAGGACTACTACAATGCATTGGAACGGATGGCAAGAGAAACCGAAACCAGCGATATTGACCTTGACATGTCCGGAGTAACAGATCCTATTGAAGACAGCATAGATTTGTTCAAAGAATACGAAAAAGAGATAGAGCAACTCAAGCAGCTTTTAAATGGCGGAGTGTTTGATTACTCCGAAGTGCAAAGCATAATCGACAGTATAGGTCTTGAAAATTTCACAGTTATTCGAGACAAATTGATGAACGAAAACGGAGTGGGTACTTCCGGTCGTACAAAGATTCCTGGTGTAACGCCTGCAGGTGGTGACTTTGCTTTTGCTGGTGCTTCTTCTGGCGTTAGGTTTGCATCTGGCAGTCAGAATGAACAGGGTATCCCAGAAACGGACATCTCCGGCGACGTGCAGACGGGTGTCGAAAACGGAAGCACACAGCAGGTCAGCCTGCTCAGTCAGCTGCTTAATGTGATGAATGCGGTCGCTGATTACACGCGTCAGACGGCGGCAAAGGAATTCAGCGTAACGATCTCGCCA